TTCTATTGAAACGCTAGTGTTTCCTGTTTGCCAAAATACTTGAATGTAATCATTAGCCGCCAAACTTAAAACAAAATTTACAGTAAAAACTTCCGATGAAAAAGCACTACCTGCTTTATCAGCTACATCAAAATGAGAATTAGTGTTAGATAAATTTGTGCCGTTTTTCTTTAGCCAAACTTGTGTTGAACCAAGAGTGTTGCTTATATTTGTAAATTGAATTGAAAATGTAAGGCTATAAACGCCCGCATAACCGAAAGTTATACGGCTACCCGATGTAACCGTAACGCCATTGTTTGAAGTATCTGCGCTATTTAAAGTAACGGCGTAAGCAGTATTGATCGCGGCGGCAGTTTGGTCTGTTGTATCCCAAAAAGAACCCCAATAACCCAAAGCACCGCCCGCACCGGTTGGACCAACAGGACCAGTTGGACCTGTAGGACCGGTATTTCCAATTGGACCTTGTGCGCCTGTTGGACCGGTAGGCCCTGTCGGGCCGGTCGGGCCAATTTGACCAATTTCAACAATTGATGCTGTGCCGTTATTTTTCTTTAGGAATAACTTACCATCGTTTGTGTTGATGGCCAGTTCACCTAAATCAAGATCAGCTACTGTCGGGACTTTCGCAGCTACGGCTGATCTTTTGACTTGAATTTTATTAGCCATGTGGCTTCCCTTTCGTTGCTATATAGCAGGGTGATTGTGTTTAGTATGTACCGCCGTCCACATTGATTTCAACGGTGCTTGCGGCAGTCAATTGACCTTGCGCGTTTACGCTAAACGATGCAAATGATGTACCACCGGCAACACCGTAAGAACCCGCAGTCACCGCAGTATTTGTGATGCTGAATGTTGAGCCTGTCAATGTCAAACCAGTACCGGCATTGTATGTTCCCGCGCCGGAGAATTGTGACCAAACAACAGCCGTAACGCCCAAAGTTCCACCGGCATTGGCCAAACAAACCCAACCGGTATCAGAAAGAGTAGTTCCTTGTTCAACAAACACAAACGCAGAAATTAGTTCGTTCCAAGTATTAGCGTCTGCACTACGCGACCATGCAGAAGCCGCCGCGACATAAATGCCGTTTTCAGCGGTGTTAGTTTGATTTTTAACCAAAATGCGGTCGCCCGCCACGACTGTGTAACCATCAATGGTCAACAAGCCGGACAAAGAAATGTTTGCAGTTGTACCAACAATACAAGACGCTTTTACATCAAGACCTTGCGCTACATTGTCAACATAGTTTTTGGTTGCGGCATCTTGAGCATTTACTGGCTCGGCCAAGTTGGTGATACCAAAACCACCAAACGCATAATTGGCAGTAGGTACAGTCAAATCATTAATATTGGCAGTTGCTCCCGCAGTCGTAAGACCTTTAGCATTGACTGTGGTTTTTAGGAATGTACCAACATTGGGGTTGACTGTGGCCAAAGTACCAACCGCAGTCACATTGCCTGTGCCGTCAAAAGATGGACTTGTATATGCCAAGTCACCAGTAATTGAAATTGTTCTACCGGTTGCAAGAGCCGTTGCAGTTCCGGCGTTGCCAGTTATCGCACCCGCAATTGGACTGCTGAAAGTTTTTGTGCCGCCAATAGTTTGATTGGTTGATGTGTCAACAAAAGCGCCATTACCGGCAATAGGAATAATGGAAGTTGCAGAACCACCCGCGCCGCCTGTGCCTGTACCGTAATACAGGACATTGGTTTGTTCATTAAACGCCAACTCGGCGTTGGCCATAGTAGTTGGTCCACCAATACCGCCACCATTAGGACGGCGCTTAATACGAATTGTATTGCTCATGATAATTCCTTAAAAATTTCCACCATCGGTGATTTCGGTTTGAGGGACATTGATCCATTCTCCATCAAGCCACATAAGCGCATCATAGTTCTGTGCGCCTGTAATTTGAATTGGATAACCACCAATGTTTGATTCGCCCGATGGCCCAACCGGACCAACGATTCCGCGATTAAGTTGAATAACATTGTTTGGCGTTGGTATTACGCTTGCAACAATGTTGTTTGAGTTTTGGACTGCTACGCTTATTTGTGCCATTTAGACCACCACAATTCCATCTGAGCGAACCAAGAACAAAAGGAAAATGATTGAATCATCTTGCGGGTTTGTCAAATTTGCAGGGAAGCCAATCTTGATTCGGCCTGAAAAACCCACGCAATCAACAGCATTAATATCTAACTCAGGGTCAGAATTAATTAAATCCCAAGTGTAATCATTGATAACAAGGGTGAAAAAACCAGTTGGGTCATTACGATTAGTAATACTCAAAACCACAGGCGTTGGGGTCGGCGAATAATTCGCAATGTCAAAAGACAACCCGTTGCGGGTATCTTGGATGTTGGTAACGGCTCTGCGAACAATTTGCGCGTCAATAGATGCGCCTGTAAGATCAATTGGCGTGACACCGTCTGCCGCCGTCATTGTTAGATTCCAGTAAGTTTTTTGTTGCCAAACTAACTCACCGGCAATAATTTCATTGTCAAACCCGCTGACTTGTAGTAGCGTGTTTTTGTTAAAAATAGCCATTTCTGATTCCCTGCACTCAGGTTGTGACGCTTCCCCGCGCACTCGCAGGGATACGGATGCTATCTTGTGTTTGTGAAATTGTACTGTCTATTTTAGGTCGGCGCAACCGGCCAAACCACATTTAATGGATAACCACTTTGTTCAGGAATGTCCCGTAATTCCTGTCTATAAGCGGCCCATTCAGCTTGTTTTGCGGAAGTCAATGGGTTGTTGGGTATTTGTGTCCAATCGCTTGTGGACAGCAAATCTAGCCGCAGATTAAGAACATAGGCGCTTGCTTGGCCAGTATCAGGAATCCATGATTTTGTTTCGTAATCAAAAACGACAAATCCATTTGGCTTGGTTGGCATTGCAACCGCGACACCATTTTCAATGTAATACAGGCCATCGTTGTAAACACCTTCTAAATATGCTTGGCCAGTTTTTAATTGAATAGAAATATCGTTTGTTTGGAAAACGCCAACAATTTGCCCCGTTGCCTCAATATAAACTGTGTAAATCATCGTTTTACCTCTGTTAGTGCCAATGACCTATATCGCGCACCGTGATTACTTGTGAAATCGCCGCCCGTGTCAGACGATGCCCTCAAAATATAAGTATGAGTTCCCGCCGGAGGTTCATCAACAAAAAAGAATGTGTACATCAAACTGTAGTTTGCAAATCCTGAACCGGCGCGAAGGTCAATACGAGTTGCCACATCGTACCAATAACCACCATACACCAAAGTTTCAATGCCGCCAGTATTGCGATAAACCGCGATTACATAACCACCATTTCGGTTTAAAGGCATGAAAGAAGCGTCAACAGTAATAGGGTATCCGGTGCTTGTAATGGCCAAAGTTTGGATGTCCCAATCTGTGCCGCTTGTAAAAACCAAATCAGCGGGAGTTGTAACAGAAGTTAAATTTGAAACCGCATTTAGCGCAATGTTGCCTGTCGTAACAACATCACCGTTCAGCGTCATTGTTGACCCATTAAACGAAATGTTTGTTGCACTATTACCAAACGCAAAATTTCCACCGGAATATAAAACACCGCCTGAACCGGTCATAGTTGACCCGCTAATAGCCGCGCTTCCTGATTGGATAGTTCCTGATACAGTTAAATTGCCTGTGTTGGTCGTGATGGCTGACAAACTTCCAACTTTTAAAGCAGACAAATACGGAACATTCCAAACCGTGTTGCCAGTTGCGGGGTTATAAATACCGTCTGATTGATAAACTGATTCACCCGCAGTAATAGATGGAGGGGTATCTTGCCAAACCGTACCCGCGCCCCAAGAATTATTTGGCGGGAATGATGAGCTACCGGAAGTCGTGATTGTTGATGGCGTAGATGCCAAAGAAGTCAAAGTTGTCTTTGTGTAGCAAATTCTTGCTGACGCACCTTGATTTCCAGTTGGTCCTGTGCCGCCTGTTGGCCCTGTTGGTCCTTGTGGGCCTGTTGGTCCTTGTGGGCCTGTTGGTCCTAATGGGCCAGTCGGGCCTGTGCCGCCGGTTGGGCCGGTCGGGCCTGTAGAACCATTTGTTCCCGCATAACCGGAAGCAATAATGCTAGACAGCCCCCAATTAATCAATGTTGTTGTAGCTGTAGCCACATCTGAAATGTTAACCGCCGCCGCCCACAGGGTATATCCCGCGCTAGGCGCACTTGTAATTGTTTGACTCCAACCGGATGGTGTTGGCGTAAATGACGCACTTGCCCATGTATATGTTGAAGTGCCGATAGGGCTTGATGGCAATGTAACGGCCCATTGATAAACCGTAGGTCGTGCCGCTTGCAATCCATTTGCACCCGATGGCCCTGTGCCGCCTGTTGGGCCAGTTGCGCCATTAGCCGTCAAAGATGACACGGTGTAACCGCTTGCCCAACTAACGGTTGATGTCGCAGTACCTACCGTTACCACTACAGGCTTGACGGCTTGCCAAAGTTGTATCAATGGAGTGTTGGGGTTGGCCGGAATAGTAGTTGTCCAACCATTAGTTCCTGTGTAACTGGAGTTTGTTGCTGTTGCCCATGTGTATGTTGATGTGCCATTAGGGTTTGATGGGGTTGTTGTTGCCCATTGATATAAAGTCACATCCGCAGATTGATTACCATTTGTTCCGCTTGGTCCTACCGCGCCTTGGTCAACAAATACAAATTGAAGCGTTGCGGTTGCTGATTGCGTAACAGTACCAAGAGCTGATTTGTAGCGAACAGGCACAGTCAATGTTGCCGGAGATGAAGCCATCGCGGTGGGAATTCCCCATTGCGCGTATGTACCGGCATCGCTAATTAAACCCAAGACCAATCCACTTGTCGTTGAAATATCAGAATTTCCGGTAGTTGGTGAACCACCAATGCGCCATGTATTGTTAACAAATGACGCATCGCTATCAGTTTGTGCCGTCACAAAGTCAATAGAACCGCCCGCCGCTGAACCGTACAAAGATGTAATCAATCCTGTGAATTGTGGGACAAGCGATGAATTTCGCGGCACTTGCATAACCACCGGCGAAAAGGTAGCCAAGAAAGTTCCGGCAACCGCAGAAGTTGTTGGATTCGGAGACCAACTAAATGCTGTTGAAATGGGCGATAAAGTTGAAGCGCCTGATTCATTTATTACCTTAAATGCAAAGTAATAAGTTGTTGTCGGCAAATTTATGTCTGAAAAAATCAAACTTGTTGATGGCGAAAAAGGTTGTGAGTTTGAAGCCGTTTGACTTCCCCACGCGACCCAATCGCTTGTTGTTGGACTTGTTACGGTTGTATAAAACAGCGTTACTTCCATAACTCGGCCAGTTGCCGGTATCACGCAAACAACATCAAAATGCGGAATAGTTGCTGTCGTGTTGATGTTTGAAACAGTTGGCGCTGTTAAGTTGCTGAAAAAATTGGGGTTAGATAAATTGCTGTTTGGTGCGGGTGTAAATGCTGTAATAGATGCATTGTCATAAACGGCGGCGTTGTATTCATTTAACTCAAAAGACGCGCCCAAATTCCCATCGGGCAGCGATACTTCTGAAACTTTGATAACTCTAAACAATTTACTTGACCAACCATAGGCCGCATTGGTGACGCTAATGACATCACCGGCATCAACTTGGATACCGTTGTAGGTTGTCGCAAATGAAACAATTAAATCTTCGCGAGCTTGTTCTAGCATCCTGTTGGCAAGGTATTGCGCTTGCACAGAATCATTGACCAATCCCAAAGTAATTGTGTATTTGTTTACGGGTTCATTAGCAAACAATAATCCGGATGGGGTATTTAAGAACACATAATCAGATTGATCGCGATTCAACTTGCTAGGGAATTGCGCTTGAATTTGGTTGATGCTTGATGAAATATCAAACGCGCTAACGCGAATTTCTCCAATGATGTTTGAATCATCAAAAGCAAATGCGGGTGTTTCTGCTTTATTGATAACAACAGACCACTTGCCAGTTGTTGCGTTGTATTGATTCCAAGAATCACAGGCCAACATAATTTGGTCAAGGTTTGACAAAACTTCTTTGCCTGTATCAAGAACGCCATTAATTCTGTACCGAGCTTGAGTCGCAGAACCACCGGCGGCAGGGGTATATGGGATTAATTCATCGCCGTATGCGTTTAGCGCAGTTGCGCTTGCGGCATCAACAATGCTTGCATCCATTGCCCCGCCATATCTTGCGTTTGTGATGTAGTCGTACCAAACATCACCGGCTTTGGCCGCGCCTGTATTATTCAAATAATGCCGCGCCCTAAATGTCACCGGTTGCATTTGCGTTGTACCGGCATCACGGTTGTAAATTAGTTTGACAATTGCAAAAGCCAAACCGTTCATCTGCCTGTTGCTAGATGCCCACCTTTGAGCAACAGCAATGTCTGAGCCGCCCATAATTGTGGGAGGCAATGCCGCGCCATTCAATGAAGTAATAAAACCGGCTTCAGTTGACCTATACAAATTGATGTAAAGATAACCGTTAATTTTTGTTTGTACATTACCCGCGCCGTCAGTCAAGCTAACAACTTTTGTCGGGTCAACGGTGTCAAAAGTAATTGTTTGATCTTGCCAATACATCTTGGTTGTATCAAACGAAAACTGACCATTTGGGCTGATTTGTGAAACCGCCAAAACATAGTACATAGTTTTTTGGTCAGTTGACAAAACAGCATCAACAAACACGCCGCCAAGGTATGCATCGCCATAAACAATTGGCAAACTATTTGTTGTCGCGGGAGGGACTTGTTGACGAACGCCATTATCAACATTTTGATTGGCGCTTGAAGAACCAAATGTTCTTGTGACAATCATTGAAACCGCAAAATTAATAGCAAACCTTGCGACCAATAATGCCGCGCCTGTTAATTCAACGCCCAATGCGGCAAGGACAAGAGTTGATGGCATTTTTAATCCCTAAAAAAAGTTGCTTCTAGCGGCTTGTAACCGCGTTTTGTATAGTCTATCAAAGGTGAGTTTGCCATGACTGTCGTGCAAACAAAATTTACCCTTTTGCTGTCTAACATGTCTTGCGCCAATGCATCAAACCCCACCCACAAACGGCCACCCAATGACTTATTGCGATGTTCAGGCATGACCCACCATGCCAACTCACGAAGTTCTAATAACTTTGGACACCAAACATTTGGGGTAATGATTGCGGCAATCATCCCGCGATAATCGTCATCAATCAAAACAAACCCACGCCCGTTAAGTATTTCAAATATCAATTGGCCAACATGGTTTGAATCATGACTTTCCGGATTTGTCAAAACAGGGATAGGCGCTTCTTTGGCATATTCCCGCATCATCCAAACCAATGTTGGAATATCGTGTCTTGTAGCTTTTCTTATCATTTTTTACATAGAGGTATCGGCTGAATTAAACCCTGAGTCAGACGGCGCACTTGTTGCGGATTGGCTTCCACCAATAGGCGGCGCACCAAAATCAAAATAAGTGGACGCTATGACCGGCACTCTGTTCATACTTGTGTCATTAGGATAAAAGTTCTGCCAAACAGATGGGTTAGTTTTTAAACCACTAATCCGATTTTGCAAAATTGTGCGAAATGATGA